CCGTTTTTAATCATATTTGGAGGAAGAATTTTAATAGCATTTACCATACTTTGTATTTTATCAGAATCCTCCATCTTCATTCCATTATAACTTTCGATAGTTGAAGGGACTTCATCATTCCATTTTTCAACTTTATTTATAAGTTTACCTTCAGGTTTAATACAAATCTTTTCAAGAACACAAACTCGTTCTTGAAGTTCCATAATCATATTTAAAAGGTCTGTTGCAACATCAGGTTTTGTAGGTTCAATAGATTCTCCTACAATTTCTTCTTTAACAGTTTTTTTAAAGGGTCTACTCATAAGATATCCTTTTTGAAATGGTGAGGGGTGAAAGGATTACTCCCACCCCTCGGAATATACTACTTAGATCGAGTAAGTAGTAAGACCAGCAGCAGCACCATAAGATGCGAGAATAAGAGTTACAGTTACAGTTACATCTGAAGATGGGGAAGTAGCAGAGGCAGTAGCAACGGAAAGAGTATCATCTATAGAACCAGTGATGATATTAAGACCAGCAGCAATCGTACCAACAAGATCGCCACTAGCAGTATACGTATGAGCAGCACCAAAAGTAACATTCTGAGTTACAGTGGTAAACGCAAGAGTAGTAGACCCAAGAGTTGCTGAAGGTGATACAATATACCCAAGTAGATAAGAATACTTAGGGATAGTGAGAGCACCTAGAGTAGCAGAAGCTACAGTAGAAGATGCAGGAATTACGAAAGAAAAAGTCTGTGAACTAACAGTTTCCATGTTGTTCTGTGAAGGGGTTTTAGCTTCCTTCTTATTTGTTGCATTAACAGTTGAAGCACCGAAAGCGGCCATAGTATATCTCCTTATTTTTATTTATGTAGAGGACTTAGAGAGGGGCACTTAGCCCCTCTCCTATTAATTCAGATTACGCGTTCTTCCAGAAGTCTACACCAAGAAGCTGTGGTTTGATGACATTGAAGCCATAAACCTGAAGACCCTGCATCATTTTACCAAAAGCGAAGGGGTTGTCGATGATACGACTTTCAGTAATCTGAGTAGCGAAGGTGGTGGCATAAGCAACACCGAAGATGATGGCAGAAACATCAGTAGCAGCTTCGGTAGAAGCAGGGAGGTTATTGGAAGTAATAATTTCAAAACCACCAAACTTAGGGACAGAATTAGTAAGTGCATTAGCGGAGTTCTGACCAGTTGCATATGCAAGACCGAAACTGTTGTTAGACATATCTTTGAGATGCTGCTCTGCCCAAGCAGGAACTATTACGAACCAGCCATTGTCATCAGCATTATTTTCACGGAGATACCTACCATACGTTAGAAGAGCAGCAGTAATCTTGTCGCCAGTAGATGCAGAAACAGATGCAGCAGAAGTGCCAAGAGCAGTACTAATAGCAGTACCTTTAGCAGTAGTTCCACCAGCAACTAGAGCACCAAGAGCAACAGTGTAGTTAGTCTGGAGTCCAGCATTACAGTTAGCAGCAGAATAACCAGAAATAGTAGTAGCAGCCTGACCACCAGCAACAGCACCAGCAGCAGCAACAGAGATAAGAACGTTCCTATCAATAACCTGTGCCATCTGCTTAGAAGCATCATCAGCCCACTCGTTCATGAGTTTAATATCACTCTGGAACTCATCTACCTTATCAATAGCGAAGGAGAAACCTTCACCCTGATCTATTTTAAGATTTACATAAGGACTTTCAGGATTCTGAACGGGAAGTACCATCCCTTTCTTATACCTAAAAGTTTCAATGGTTGGGCGAGTACGGATGTAAACGGTATCGCCATGATCTTTAATATCCCCCTCATAATCTGTATTGGACAATTTGCTCCAACAAGTCTGAGGATAGAATTTCTTTACTAAGAGTGCAGAATATACTGCAGGGATGTATGCATTAGTTGAAGTTGAACTATAATCGGGTGCTCCGGGTTGAACAGGATATACGGACATGATTAAATCTCCTTATTATTTTTAATTTCTGATACGACCTTCACCAGCAGCAGTTAAAAGATCGGCCCATAGTTTTTGTGAATCTTCTGGTGTGTATTTATTTTGCCTATCAAGGCGTTCAAATTCTTTGATACTTGCCTTAGTCCAAATTTGTTTATCTTCTACATTTGGAGTAGAAATAGTAGTTGATCTACTTGGTGCAATTAAAGCATCTCTCTCAGGATTTGGTTTTATAACAACTTCTTTTTTAACAACGGGTTTATTTGTTTCTAAATAACCATTAATAACAATAGCTAGTTTATCTGCATCCCATGCATCATTATACATTTGAACAAGATCACCATATGTATAAAGTCCACTAGGATCAGGTTTCTGAAGATATTCAATAAACTTAGGGTCTTTACCTTCCCACAAGTCTCTCCAATTACCAGTTACTTTACTATCTAAATAACCTTTGAAGTTCTCTTGTGCTACTTTAAGTTGTGTATCCTCCACAGAAGTCAGCTTTTCTTGAACAGCATCGCTAGATGTTTTTACTTTTTGATCGGCAATATGTTCGGCAATTTTATAAATACCATCTATAAACTCCTCACCGTACTCCTCTTTCATCTTAGCAACTATATCATCTTGCTTGATCTGTTCTTTTGGTGTTTCCGCAGGTTTTTCAGCAATTGTAGAGAGTTTTTCAAAGACACTTGTTTTAAGGTCTTTAAGTTCGTGTTGAAGTCTAGGAACTTCTGCATCGTACTTTCCTTTAAGGGAAAGGTAACGGGATTTAAATTTCCTAAGTTCTTCTAGATCATCATCATGAGGTATTGCTTCCTCCTCCTCTACTTCTTCTTCATCTTCAACTTTCTCTTTAGTATCTTCCGGTTTAACTTCTTCTACTTCTGAATCTTGAGAGAACATATCTTTATGAAGTTGTTCTGCTAATACTGCTGCTTCTTCTACTTGTGAAGGTGTACCCATTTGTTGCTCCTTTTTTGAGGCCGACTATACGGTGCTCTCATATTAAGATAAGTCCCTGTTCATTTAAGAGTGAGGGGTTTAAATAAAAGCATTAATTTCTGATTCTTCCTTCTGTATTGTATTATCGGTAGTTTTCTCAAAAACTTTAATTAAACTATCGTAAGCAATAGCAATTCCTTTAACAACATCATTGTGTTTATTATCACAAACCTTAAACTCCTCATAATTATTTTTAGAGAGTTCTTTAAGATACTCAATAAAATCTAACCCATCTTGAGTTTGTTTGATACGTTTTATTAGTGAATATATCTGATTATTGTCCATTAACTACTCCTGCTGGAGCACCATTTGGTAATGTACCTTGGGGTGCTGTAGGAGAACCACCAGAACCAATTTGCCCTTCTGGATTGCCGGGAAGATTCTCTCGTTGTACCCCTGCTTGAGCCATAAGTATCTGTTGTATTTGAGTATCTGCATCTACAGTACCATCTAAACGATCCATATCAGGAAGTGCTACATCGTTAGCTTTAAAAATCTGAGCTAAAATAGAACCAATATTCTTTTGACCAAGAATCTGAGCATAAAGAGGATTTGCAGTAACTTGAAGAAGTTCTACTTTCCTTTGTGATTGCTGTTCTTTAGCAAGAAGACCTGCTACACCTTTAGCTACAACTTGTGCATCTCCTTTAAGAGTATTATCCTCAGTAAATTTCATCAAATGATCATAACACATTTCAATGTACGGAGTAAAAATATCATCATCTAGATTTGCTACAACTGCTTTTATAGACCTTGATGCTGCAGCTAATAACTGAGTGAAGACTGTAGCAGTTCCAGCAGTAACCCCTGCTTGACTAGCTCCTTGCGCGTAGGCAGGTACAGTCATTTCATCAAGAACTTTATTAAAATGTTGCCAAGCCGTGATAAGTTCATTACAATGCATCTGTGGTTGATAATAGTTTACTGCTGGCCCCTCATTTTTCATCTGCATAGATGTTGATTCAATTTGTCGCCAAGGATAAATAGGTTGTCTAGCATCTACTCTATCTCTATCTATTTCACACATTGGACCGGAAGCAATAGCAATGTTATTAATAAGTGCTCTACCAATAGCATTAAGTGCATCTTCTAATGGTCCAGCAAATTCTATAAGTCCTTCACCCCAAATCCACTCAGGATTTTTTGCCCAAGAGGATATATGATAAGGTTTTCTTCCAAGACTGTCTGGATTAATCACAGCTTTAATGACATGCTCGCCAATCTTCCAACAATTAACTTGATACTGTACATCAGGGTCTATATTACCTTCCATACCCCAATCTATAAGTAATGTACCTGAAACAGTACCCCAAAACTCTTGAGCTAATATAGTTTCAGTTGCTAAATCAGTACTATTCTGAGTTGGGGGTGTAGTAGTTTGTTGATAGTTTTTTTCTTTAGTTACTTGTCTTACTGCTGTTTCATCATCAATAACAAACCACTTTGCTTTTAATCCACCTGTTGCATAATCTGAAAGTACAGCAGTAATCTCATCATCAGAATAACCCGGAACGCCTTTTAGATCAGATATAGTTTGTTTCGTTAATTCATGAATCTCAATAATATCACCATCATTAATAGTTTTCATTCCTTTAGATGGGAAGAAATTGAACGGAGATACGTTGTATACATCAGTCACTAAAGTGTCTATTGCTACTAAATCAAATCCATTAGGTCCAGCTTGCCATACTTGTTTCTTTTTCTTTACAAGAATTGGACCTTTAATTATTCCAGCTTTAAGACGAATAAAATAATAAAGAAAATCTTTAAAAGCAACATCCCAGCCGCCTTCTTGATTTTGATCTCTAATCATAGTAGCTGCACGATTACATCTATCTTTAGCTTCTACTATTAAATCATCTTTTGCTTTATCTAAAGACTCTTCATAATACTTCTGCATAAGTTCTGCTATTTCAGTAGGATCAGGAACTTGACCAGATGCCATGAGTTGCTGTTCAATTGTAGCACCATGTATTTTTGTTTCTTTAATAATTTGCTGTTGAGTTTCATCTGGTAATTCCGGACTTGCAGTAGGTTCTAATGCCCAAGGAAAATCAGAATCACCACGATATATATCTTTAATCCAAGAATCCGCAGAACGTGCTTTGTTTTCCCCTGTTCTGAAATAAGCTTCTGATCCTTGAAAGGAACGAATAGCAGTTAGTTTTTTAGGTTCATACTCACCACGAACACGTCTAAGAAGATTAACCATCTCCAAACGAGTTGGTTTATTATCTTTTTGATTCTGATCCCACACTTTTTTAATGTGTGTAGATATCTTTTTAATAACGGGACTTTGATTTTCTTTTAATTTTTCTTTAAGAAAAGCAATATCTCCTTCAGGATCGGGGGTAATATTTGGTTTATTACTAGTTAGAGCCATATTATATCCTCATTAGGATTTATCTAATTGATTTGCTGCGTCTTCAATTGTTTCATTATACTTTTTCCCACGTTCAGCCGCATCTCTGTATCCAGTACCTATCGGACCCAATAGTTTAGGATTAGGTCTAGGTGTAGGTGCAGGTACAACAGGTTTTGTATTTACAGGAGTTCCTACTGGATTCAAAGCAGAAATACCTTTTTTAATTGTTTCAAGTATTGATCCCATAATTATTTCTTCCCTTTATATAAATCTTTCTTATCACCCTCACCTTTAGCCATTTCTGCTGCTTCTTCTTCAGGAGTTTCCTTTACTTCTTCAGCAGCAGAACCCTCTTTCAGTTTCTTTGCAATAGGTTTCTTGCCTTTCTTTGCTTCTTTTTCAGCCATAGCTTTCTTCATCATTTCTAGAGGATTCATTTAGTACTCCTTATTAGCTTTCTTATCTTCTTGTATTTTCATCTTAGTAATTTGTAAACCAAGACTTTTATTATCTTTACCTGAGACATGACTAGACTGAGATATAGATTTAATCTGACATTCTGCAATCACAGTAACAATATCTTTTACAGAGAATTTATCAATACTAATCCCTAATTTATCAAGAGAATCCGTATTTAAATCTATGCAAAGTCCATAAGGATATTCATCCTGTGATTCGCAACAAATCGCTGCTTCCATAGGTTTCTTTTCTTCTTTTGTTCGTTTAAGATCGGTAAGACCTTGTTTAAGTTTCTCTATTGGACTCGCCATTGTCACCTCTTTTAACTATTGCTTTTAATTTATATATACAATATCTACAATTAATATTATGTATATCTTTTACTTCAGCCAATATATCTTTAAGTATACCAAATTCTTCTAATTCTTTATCGTGTGTTTCTTGTAAAAGTTGATTTGTTCTCGTACCTTCTATCTGTGTCCCTCTTTGAAGAATTGCTAATGCCACTAATTGAATACATGTTTGAGATACCCAATTCTGCCATTCAATTATTGTTCTAGGTAATTGAAAATATAGGGGGACAAAAGCTATTGAAGCAAAAACAAATATTGCCCAATTAGTCCCTAGAGCATCTGCAAGTTTTTCTATTAATTTATCTATCATTTTCTATCCAGAAAAATAATATCGTTCACTTACCCAAGGACACATCTCACAATTTAAAGTACAAGAATAGTCTTCATCTTCATTAGCAAAAGAACATTTCATTATTCTTTCTCTTTATCTAATTCTGCAAGCCAATAGTCACAATCTTGAATTGCTCCTATAGTAGCACTTAAAGTAGCTTTAAGATTCTCAGATTGAGTAATCAAATCTTTTTTACGACTATTAATTGAGTCTGTGGTAATTTCCATATAGCCCTCTCTTATTAATTAATAGTAAGTTTAGTCCATGTAGATGTTTGCATAATCCAGATTTCACCAGTTCCATTAGTACTAATATAAATTGAACCAGCAGGAGCAGTAAGACCCATTGCAGTTTTGATTGCCGCATCAGTAGTTGCAGCACCAGATGTTATTGATGGGCCTGTACTATTAAATTTAATTCCTTCTACAGCCCCCGAACCAATATTAATACCATGCGTCATAACTCCATTAATATTAATTCCATTGGTAACTGTGCCAGCATAATTAACAACATCTATAATATTAGAAAGAGAACACCCCGAAGCATTACAAGAAGCTTCTATAGTATTAGTAACACCTGAACCACCAGTAGTTTGTTTATATGTAAATTCAGCAACATTTACATTGTTAGGACAAGTAATTGGACCTGCTCCAGTTATTGCAACATAGATACCTTGCATTGTAGCAGTTGGCATAGCACAAGCAGCAGA